GTCTGCGCTGTTAGCATCCATGAAAGGCGCACCGTTAGCACCTGCTGTCGCTCTAGGGCCAGTTGCCCATTCACCCTCAATACTCCTTATCAACAGAGTTGATTTTCCAAGGGCGTCAACATATGCCCCCAAATCAATGGTTGTCTGAACAAATGCTTCGGTATCATCTGGTGTTACCTGCGCTCTAATAAAAAAGGTCTCGCCTTTAGCCATAATACCGTTGGATCAGTGACGGTTAATAAACAAAGCGAATATGTTCGCATAGCCCTCGGATTAAATCTTCTTTACTAAAGCACGCCATAGATACTATCCCCGACACACCCACCCCATCCTAGATAGCCATCTATCTTTAAGATACCTCTTGTTTTCATCCAATACATACATACATACTATATACCAAACCCGTTCTACAGTGTAATATGAGACATAAAACGATTACTCTATGCCCTACAACCTACGAAATAGCCAAAGATATGCCTAACTTTAGCGCATGGATCAGACAAGAACTCCTGAAGAGACATGCTACTATTGCAGTTGCTAGAGAAGAAAGAGAAGAAATACATCAAGCATGGTGTGCAGATTGCGATCTAATTTTTAGTAATAAGAATAAATGGATGGTTGAACTAAGCCATTACTGCACGAAATGTCATTCAAAGACCGCGTATATTGGGGTGAAAGAATGAAAAACACATTACACTGGGGTTCAACACCACATTATGTTCGATATGGGCATCCAAAAGGATATTGTAAGTGCAAACCTGCCTTTGTTAAACGAGGTTTACTCTGCGACCCATGCCGAGAACGCAAAAGGGAGGAAGAAGAATGAGAGATTCTGTAAGATTGTATAGAATAATATGCCTGAAGAGATCAATTTTTTGTCATACCGAAGATTTTGAGTATACTTCAGAATGGTTCAAGGAATCCAAAATAGTTTATTGGAGATCAGAACGGGCCGGTTATACGGAAGATATTAACGAAGCCGGATTATATTTCCAACATGAATTAGAGGATTGTGGTGGGAAGCATGGCGATTGGTTGTTAGACCCAGTCTGGCAAACTTACCATTCTAAAGAATATTAACGATCTGCGGAAATTGTAGAATTACCAGAGCATAAAGTAATTTTTCACACCAAGCGATCTTATTATTTTGAACTAGATCTATTGGTGCTATTGCTTCAGTAATTTTTTCAACTCCCGTAATTCTTTCAGGATTTTAGTAAGTAATTCAGATTCTGTTGTCATCACACTTCACCTGATCCGTCGTTAATCACTCCGGCCTTTTGTGCGGAAGTCTTCAGAAGTTGCAGAACTTCTTCAACTGGTGAAGTTTGGTATTCTTCAAGTGTGACAAGATAAGAAAAGGTTGCAGTGTTAGTTGATCGGAATCCCAATTCCCTGGTAACAAAAGCCTCTGGATCAATTATAGATCGCATCTCAACTCCACCCCATAATTCTACTCCGCCTCCTGGTGCGAACATACGGTTCCCAAGCATATATTGAGCGATACATCGGTTATCTTCAAACCCAATTGCGAATGGATCAGTTCCTACCATCTGCTCTTTGGGCATTGTCCAGACATCAAGACCATCAAATCGATAAAGAGAATTAGGTTCATACGGACCTATTTCTAATGCTGTAATCCTCCAGACATAATCATTTCTTTCATCAGCCCATATTTGGGTATATGTATCATAGACTGGATCCTGGTCTTGAGTCATATTGACTCTACCTTTCAATGAAAGTGTCCGACCAGTCCTTCTCATTTCTTAGCCACCTTATGCGCTTCCTTGACGGCTCGCTTGAAACCGTTCTTCATCCATTTGCCAGACTTCGATCTATATTTACCAGATACTTTCTTGAAAGCCTTCTTGTATTTTCGATTATACGCGGAGACTTTCTTTTTGGCTTTAGCACCTACAGCGCTTAAATCTTTGACATCTGAAACAAGTTCATTCTTGATGTTATTGGCACGCTTGATAGAGTCTAACAACTCCATATATTCAGCCATTGAAAGCCTAACATCTGCCACTATTAATCCCTCATTGTTGGGATAGAGCCAATGCCATAGCCTTAGCCTCAGTCATCTTTTGGACTTCACACTCAAGAACAATATTGAAAGTTAGATCAGCACCAGAAGCCCATGAAGTTCCAGCAATAGCACCTAAGTAAATTGAATCAACGGCCACTATGAAACCTTCAGAGTAATGTTGAGGCATGTGTGAGTCCTGGTAAACTTGAGTTGGTGGGTTGCTTGATCCATCAGGATTACGAGCCCATAGTTGACCTTTACCAATAACGGCTCGGTCATTTAATCCTACTAAACCTGCTTGAGATTGTGTGGTTAGTTGCCATACTGCATAGTCTGCGCTGTTAGCATCCATGAAAGGCGCACCGTTAGCACCTGCTGTCGCTCTAGGGCCAGTTGCCCATTCACCCTCAATACTCCTTATCAACAGAGTTGATTTTCCAAGGGCGTCAACATA